AAGATGATTGACTTGGTAGAAAGCAATACAGCCAAACCTATTCACTGGGGCAAGAACCAGCCAGGAATGAGTGCGAAGGAAGAACTAAGCGCAGAAGAAGGAACGATGATTTGGTTGCAGGCTATGAAGTCTGCGGTTGAATACGCTAATCGTTATGCGTTTGCTGGCTATCACAAACAGCTAGTCAATCGCATCCTTGAACCATTCACTATGATCAAAGTTGTTTGTACTGCTACGGAGTTTGACAACTTCTTCTGGCTGCGCAATCATCCTGACGCGCAACCAGAGATTCACGAACTGGCGCGAGTGATGTGGGAAGAGTACACAAAATCCGTTCCCATCAAGCTAAATCCAGGAGCATGGCATGTTCCATATTTTAGAAGTGGATTTTGGTCGCCTAATACGGAAGAAAGCCTAGAAGACGCATTGGCTATTTCATCATCGTGCTGCGCTCAGGTATCGTACCGCAGACTAGATGATTCGCTTGAAAAGGCTCGTGATATCTTCAAGCGTCTGGTAGAATCAAAACCAGTTCACGCTTCGCCATTCGAGCATCAAGCTACACCGCTGACCTATGGTATGGCTGGTGACATTCAGGTGAAAGGAACGACTGGATTTGACAATAAAGGTAATGCGTGGTCTGGCAACTTCCGACAGTGGATACAGCACCGTCAGTTGATTGATGATCATAGCTGTTGGTCTTACAAAAAATAAAACAAGGAAAACAAATGAAATCATTTAAATCTTTTATCTTAAACGAAGAAGAATTTTCAGATGATAAACATGTTCATAGAATTGATAATACCAAGATATCGGATTTTAGTTCTAATATGAATACATATCATCATAAAAAAGATTGGACTGAATCTGCTTTGTTAAATAAAGAAGATACACCAAAGAAAGGTTGGAAAAAATCAACTGGTGTATTTGCCACAGACGCTCATAGCGTTGCTCCGTATGCATCGCCAAGAGGTACTAATTTTGTTCAACACTATGATCAAGACGGAAACTCGCAATTAGCTTTTGATGAGAAAGATAAAGAAAAAATTAAAGCTCATAGACCTATTGTATCATCTTTTCCAAAGGAACGATTCAAACACATAGAAACATCTGGTGAATCTTTTTCTGAAAACCCTGGGAAACCAGAAAAACAAAGTACAATTAAAAATCCTGTGAAGTTTATGCAACAAAATGGACATAACGTACAGTTTGTCCCAGATCTAAAAGATTACAAAAGAAACTTGGAAAAAAACAAAATAGAGCATAATTCCGAAGGGCTTTAATAATACAATCAAATAATGGAGTAGTAAATGGAAGATAAAATTAACGGGATAAAGATTGACTATTCTCGTGATCAGTTGTTCGATTCTCTTGGCATCAAGCGCCTGAAAGAATCATATATGACACCAGATGAAGTTTCACCACAGGAACGTTTTGCATTCGTTTCATCGAAGTTCTCGTCCAACCCAGAACATGCGCAGCGCCTGTACGATTATTCATCAAAACATTGGTTGTCATATGCAACCCCAATTCTTTCTTTTGGTCGTACCAAGAAAGGTCTTCCGATTAGTTGCTTTTTGAATTACATGCACGACTCCTCAGAGGGTCTTGTCGATACTTTATCTGAAACCAATTGGCTGTCGATGCTTGGTGGTGGTGTTGGTATTGGTCTTGGTATTCGTGCGTCTGATGAAAAATCAACGGGCATCATGCCCCACCTGAAGATCTATGACGCATCTTGTTTGGCTTATCGCCAGGGCACGACACGCCGTGGTTCCTATGCTGCCTATCTGGATATCTCGCACCCAGACGTTATTCAGTTCCTGGAAATGCGTAAGCCTACTGGTGACCAGAATGTTCGCTGTCTGAACCTTCATCATGGTATCAATATCACCGATGATTTCATGCAGATCATCGAGCGTTGTATGCTGGACAAAGATGAAGACGATTCATGGAAATTGATCGACCCAGCTTCCAAGGAAGTGCGTGAGGTTGTGTCTGCCAAAGATCTTTGGATGAAAATCATTGAGCTGAGAATGATGACTGGTGAGCCATACATTCATTTTATTGATGCATCCAATCGTGCAATGCCACAGTTCCTGAAAGACCGTGGTCTGAAGATTCATCAGTCGAACCTTTGCTCTGAGATCATTTTACCGACAGACAAGAAGCGTACAGCCGTGTGTTGCTTGTCTTCTGTCAACCTGGAATACTTTGATGAGTGGATTGATAACCCGTTGTTCCTGAAAGACATTGCAGAAATGCTTGATAATGTGTTACAATACTTCATTGATAACGCACCGAATGAAATCAAGAGAGCCAAGTATTCGGCTGCTCGTGAGCGTTCTATTGGTATCGGTGCTTTGGGTTTCCATGCTTACTTGCAGAAGAATGGTGTCCCATTCGAGTCTGCTTTGGCTAAGTCAGCAAACATGAGAATCTTTGGTCGAATGCAATCACTCTTAAAAGTGGCTAATCTTGAGCTTGGTGCAGAACGTGGTGAAGCACCAGACGCAGAAGGCACTGGACAACGTTTCTCGCATATGCAAGCAATCGCACCAAATGCTTCGAGTTCGATCATCATGGGCAACACATCGCCTTCTATCGAGCCTTATCGTGCCAATGCGTACCGCCAGGATACCCTGTCTGGTGCACACTTCACTAAGAACAAGTTCCTCGACAAAGTGATTCGTGATGCGTGTGAGTCGGATGCTAAATTAAACTATGAAGATATTTGGTCTTCTATTACTGCAAACGATGGTTCTGTACAACACTTGGAGTGGATGAATGAATATACAAAAGATGTATTTAAAACATCAATGGAAATTGATCAACGCTGGCTGGTCGAACATGCAGCAGATCGTCAATCTTTTATTGACCAGGGTCAATCCCTTAACTTATTTTTCCGTCCAGATGCTAACATTAAGTATCTTCATGCTGTACACTTTATGGCGTGGAAGTTGGGATTGAAGACTCTGTACTACTGCCGTTCCGAAAAGATCGGTAAGGCTGATAAAGTATCGAAGCGTATCGAGCGTCAGATCATTAAAGAGATTGATTTGAAATCAATTGTCGATGGTAATGATTGTTTAGCATGTGAAGGTTGATATGAACCCTGATAATAAAGTAAAACACCAACGTAAGTCTTTGGCTTTTATTGTCAGGACTCATAATGTGAAAGCAGAAGATTTCATCAGGCAGATAAATCTTTTGAGCAATTTCTATGATATTGATATCTATTCGTTCTATAGAATCCCTGCGATCATGAAGTACACTCAGTTCCCGCCAGGAACGGGTGTACAGAACTTCCCAGCGTTTATACCGAAAGGTAAGTATGAACTGGCATATCTATATCTAGACGATAATGCCAACAGCTACACCATGCAACAAAACCTAAAGAAGCTTGGAATCAAAACACTAAGCAAAACCGTAATCCGAGAAGAAGCACCCAAGAAAGAAGAAAAGGAAGAAAAAGAGAATGACAAAGCAGCTGACGCTACAAGACAATCGTTCGTACTTTAAGCCGTTCCAGTATGCGTGGGCATACGATGCGTGGCTCAAGCACGAACAGAGCCACTGGCTTCACACAGAAGTACCAATGAATGAAGATGTGAAGGATTGGAAGCACAAGTTGACTGGCGGAGAAAAATATTTTCTAACCAACATTTTCCGCTTCTTCACCCAGGGTGATATTGACGTTGCTGGCGCTTATGTAACCAGCTATCTGCCACACTTCCCGCAACCAGAAGTCAGAATGATGCTTCTTGGCTTCGCTGCCCGTGAAGCCTTGCATATCGCTGCATACTCGCACCTGATCGAAACGCTTGGTCTTCCAGAAACGACCTACAACGAGTTCCTGGAATACACTGCGATGAAAGAGAAGCACGAGTATGTCGAGAGTATGAACACTGGTGATGTATCCCAAATGGCTCAGAACATCGCGGTATTCTCTGCGTTCACTGAGGGTATGCAGTTGTTCTCATCTTTCATCATGCTTCTGAACTTCCCACGTCACGGTAAGATGAAGGGTATGGGGCAGATCATTACCTGGTCTATTGTTGATGAAACTCAGCACACCGAGAACATGGTGAAACTCTTCAGAACATACATAGAAGAGAACCGAGAAGTATGGAACGATGAATTGAAGGGACAACTCTACACAATCGCCAGTAAGATGGTTGATCTGGAAGACAAGTTCATCGATCTGTCGTTCAATATGGGTTCTATGGAAGATTTAACATCAGATGAGGTTAAGAACTACATTCGTTATATTACGGACCGTAGGCTCATTTCCTTGGGGTTGAAAGGAATCTTTGGTATCAAGAAGAATCCACTACCTTGGGTCGAGCATATGATTAACGCACCAACACATACAAACTTCTTTGAAAACCGTGCAACGGACTACGCTCGTGGTGCATTGTCGGGAAAATGGGATGATGTATGGGCTTAAAGGGAAAACTAATGGACGAACACAGATGCGAAGAATGTGAGTCATTATTCACAGTTGAATTCGTAGATGGTCTATCGGATGGGGTAGTTTCCTACTGCCCTTTCTGTGGCGAAGAAGTATCTGATGGTGAAGACGAAGACTAAATACTGATTTAGTCTGGAGCTTCACATGTGGTTGTATAACGGATCGCCAATAGAAGAGATCCCTGATGGTTACTATGGTTTTATTTACCTGATCGAAAACAACGAGTCGGGTAAGAAATACATCGGCAGAAAATATTTCACTGCTGCGAAGACTCGCCAGGTTAAAGGTAAGAAAAAGAAGTCCCGTGTTGAGTCTGATTGGAAAGGCTACTACGGGTCGAGTGAAATCCTATTAAAAGATATTGATGTTTTTGGTAAAGATAAATTTACCAGAAAGATCATACGCTTATGCAAGACTCGCGGTGAAACCAATTATTGGGAAGCCAAATTGCAGTTTCATCTGAACGTTCTTGAAGAAACACTTGCAGACGGATCGCCAGCATGGTATAATGGGAACATCCTGGTGAAGTTTACCAGGAAAAATATCGGTAAGATTGACAAAGCCGATAGCATTGTGTTATAATCCCCTTCGCCAATTACGGCAAATTAAACTATGGAGTTTATCATGACAAAATCCGCAAAATTACTGAAAGCCCTGCAAAGTGGTCGTTCCATGACTGTCGAGCAGATCCGCACCAAGTTCAACATTGCGAATCCTCGCGCAACCGTTTCTGACCTGAATGAAACCATCAACAACAGAATCGTTGCTACCCGCACCAAAAAGAATGATGGTACTGTTTCGTACTCGCTGAAAGGTGCAACCACCGCCAAGAAAAGCAACCGCTAATCTTCGTGTAGGCTAAATAGAAATGCCCACTAGAATAGTCTGGTGGGCATTTCTAATATTGAGGGAACTATGTTTAAGTCAATTATCAAGTGGGTATACAAATCGCTGGGTCTGAGAAAGTATGATATCCGTGATGAAAGACCATCACCTGTTGTTGTTGTAGAAAAGAAAAAAGAGGGCGTGGCTGAAGAGCACTACCTTCTTACGTCAAAAGCAAAAACAAAAAAACCAGCTGCCAAAAAACCAAAAGTTGCTGCTAAGATTACAGCAACCAAGAAAAAGCCGAAAGCCAAATAAAAGAAGCCAGCATTGAGCTGGCTTTCTTTTTACTTGTGATATGATCCGTACAGACAGTGTGCCATTTCATGTCCCAGGGTCATAACATCATCATCGTTTATTTTATCTGGTGGTTTGATATGAATATCACACTGATATGGTGCGTGTAGATCCCAAGCAGCCCACCCTAAAGATGGATCCGTTGTTCTTGGTTGTTTGTTTTCTCTCTGAAAACGCTGTAGTGCTCTTGTAACATCGCCATACGATTCGTGCTCGTATACTGTTACGGTTATTGGCACACCAGTTCTATTGTGCTCTTTTTGCATCGGTGTGTATGATTTTTGTTGCTCACAAGAAGCAAGTAACAGAACTGCAATTATTGCACTTATAGCCCAGGGAAATCTCATGGCAGTTTAGCCAATTGGAAATGCATACCATCTGGTGTTGAAACCCAATCGCCACCCCAATCGAAGCCAGCGTCTTTGAAGCACTTAACGAAGCCAGCCGACAGAGTTGGCTTTTTCTTCCAACCGTTCCATGCTGCGTTCAAATCAATTGCTAGTCCCCAGCTGTGTAGGCTGTGTGATGCATTGCCTTTCTTTTTACGAATGTTAAAGCAACCATCCCAGGTTTTAAGTTCTTTAGTTAGACCACGAGCAATCAAATTTCTGAATGCTTGTTCTAATGGTTTTACTAGATCTCTATTGCAATAGACTCTCTTTGGGGCAGTTGGAATAGCAGCTTCAATATCTGCTGGGACATCCCAGACCACCATGCCTTTTTCCAATTCAGGTGCGCCATACTTGGCTAATGCTTGTTTACTTGTTACCATGTGATCTCTCCTTATTGACTCAAAAGTATTTATATGTTATAATGGCTCATAGGCATTAATATGGACTTTTTATGGAACTAAACGAATTAAATAAGAACGCTATGGGCGGAACCGAACTTATGATGAAGCGTTTACACGACAGCATTGACCAAGATCTCCTGGATCGTTTTCAGATCATCGGATCTCGTGTCAGGGAGTTGAAGGAAGACAAGGTAAGAATCCTGTGGCTCCACGACCTTCCCGAAGATCCTGAATCGGCTCACCTGGCTAACGGTGGCTGGAAGAAGTTTCACAAGCTGGTATTCGTATCGAACTGGCAGATGCAGCGTTATATTCAAGCTTACGACATTCCGTGGAGCCACTGTGTGGTCATGCGCAATGCTATCGAGCCTTTCGGTGCTGATGCCCTGGAGAAGCCAGACGATGTTATCAATATCGCTTACTGGTCCACTCCGCATCGCGGGTTGAATATCCTTATACCAGTGTTCGAGAAGCTTGCCGAAGATCACGATAATATTAAACTGCATGTGTTCTCCAGCTTCAATCTGTATGGCTGGGGTGAACGCGACAAGCCCTACGAAGAACTATTCGAGCGTTGCCGTCAGCACCCGAAGATCGAATACTACGGGTCGCTACCAAACGCAGAGCTTCGTGAGCACATCAAGAAGATGCACATTCTGGCTTACCCAAGCACCTGGGTTGAGACTTCGTGCTTGGTGCTGATGGAAGCCATGTCTGCTGGTCTGAACTGCGTACACTCCGATCTGGGGGCACTGTATGAAACTGCTGCCAACCTAACTACTATGTACCACTTCGATGAAGATCAAAACCGCCATGCGGGATTGTTTTATCAAATCATGCGTGGTACTATACAAAGTAACGAAGGTTTCAAACGTAATGCTGTCGTTCAGCAAGCCTATGCTAACATGGCACACAGTTGGGAATATCGAAAAAGCCAATGGGAAGCCCTGTTGTTGAGTCTGAAAGATTCACCAACCGATCTACCGAAAGACGATGTTGAATACTTTACTTATTCTATCTAAGGTATAACTATGAAAGCGAAGTCTCCAAAAAAACGAGTGACCATTACTGATAAGTATATTGGTTCTGAACCAGTCATTATTGGACAGCCGAATAAGGTGGAACTGGCTAAAGCTTTGTCTTGGTACAACTACATGTATGATGCCAAAAGTGCTAAAGAATACATCATCGATTATATGAAGAGTAACTCGTTCTACACAAAGAACGATCTTCAGCGTGTTCGCAATTGCAGCGATAACTATTTTGGTATCACTGTCCCAAGCCTTGCCAGAATGTTGACAAATGGAACTGAGTTGTGTGAAGCACACACTCACATGGTCCACCACATGATCAATAGCGCAATCATTTCAAAGTTAGACACTGTAGAAGTAATTAATGAACAACCAGGCAATACCGTCAGCGTCCGTGATCGAGTCGAAAACAAAGCGAATCAAGTCATTAATGATATCGATCAGGTTGTTGACCTGGTTCTCAAAACCCGCAAAGCAACTGACTTTTCTTCTTATGACTATTTTAGGTCTAATGATCTTTCTGGTGCTGTTGTCCGTATTGTTGCCAGTTGCTACGCTCCTACTCTTGACGAACTTAATGGTGCGTTGGGTGGTGATAAAAAACTATTTGAGGGCTACTCGTCATTTACCAGCAAAGAACTGAAAGTTCTTAGGGACACTATCAAGGCTATCATTGACGATTGCGATAGGTACGTCAACAACAAGAAGGTTCTCCGTGCTGTTAAGCCGAAGAAAGTCAAGCAGAAGTCTTCTGTCCAGTTGGTGTCTAAGTTGAAGTACAAGAAAGCAGATGAAACACTGCGACTTGTCAGCGTTGCGCCACATGACATTATCGGATGTGACACGCTATGGGTTTACAATACCGAAACTCGAATGCTTGGTAAGTACCAGGCTGAGATTGGAAAGTCGTTGAGTGTTGCTGGTACGACTATCCAGAACTTCGATTCAGATCTGTCTGCTGCAAAGAAACTCAGAAAGCCCGAAGAAGCACTCAAGGCTATGCTGGCTTGCACCAAACCGCAGTTGAAGAAGTTTCTTGGTACGCTAACTACTACAGAAACCAAGTTAACTGGTCGAATCAACGAAGACACAATTTTATTAAAGGCAATCAAATGACAAACGTAGTTCGCTTTCCATCGGAAAAGATACCATCCAAGCCAGAAAACCTCGGTATGCCACCAATGACAGAAGAGCAAATGGATGATTATGCGTCTGAAGTTTCTGCTAATATCTGTAGTATGTTAATTGCTGAATTTATAGAGAATGGTTTCTCCCTGGAAGATGCTAACGATAATTACTTCAAAGATGTTGCGTTGGTTCTTGAAGCGATGCGAAGTGTTGTTTTTAGAATGTATAATAAAAAACATGCTTTACACGAATTAGCCGATAGCGTTTTTATGCTTGAGAGTTCCGACAAGGGTATGGTATCCATACGAATGTTGGGTGAGGAAGATGAAGATGATAATCCTGGATCTTAACCAAGTAATGATTTCTAATCTCATGGCACAGATTGGAAACCACACGAACATTGATATTGACGAGAATCTGTTGAGACATATGATTCTCAACACCATCCGTGCCTTGAATATGAAGTTCAAGAGTGAATATGGTGAGCTTGTTATTGCTTGTGATGATAAGAACTACTGGCGTAAGGATATTTTTCCTTTCTACAAAGCCAGCAGATCGGAAGATCGTGACAAGTCTGAAATCAACTGGACTGTGGTGTTTAATTCTCTGAACAAGATCCGCCAGGAACTCAAAGACTTTTTCCCCTACAAAGTTATTCAGATTGATCGTGCAGAAGCTGATGATATCATTGGCACACTGGTCCACGAGCGTTTCGGTAAAACCTTCGGCGGTGAGAAAGTGTTGATTCTTTCTGGCGACAAGGACTTTAAGCAACTCCAGGTCTATCCGAATGTCTATCAGTATGATCCAGTCAAGAAGAAGTTCCTTCGTGAGAATGATCCTGAGCGATACCTGAAAGAGCACATTATCCGTGGTGACAAAGGTGATGGGGTTCCGAATATCCTGTCTGATGCAAACTCCTATGTGATCAAAAAACGCTGCAAGTCGATCTTTGAAACAAAGCTAGAATTGTGGTTAAAGTGTGAAACCCCAGAGCAGTTCTGTGATTCTAAGCAGATTATCCGCTGGTATCAGAACCGTGATCTGGTGGATTTAAAGCGTATTCCCGATTCTGTGAAAAATGAAATACTAAATACATTTGATAGCATGAAATCGAAAGGACGAGGAATGCTGTTTGATTACTTTATCAACCACAATATCAAGAATCTTATGGATTCAATAGGTGACTTTTAATGAAACTTGGTTACGCTGAGATACTAAAATTAGTATCCGAACAAAAGACTGAAGAAGCAAAGATTGGAATGCTTCGCAAGCATGGCTCTGAAAATCTATGCACTCTTATCAACCTGGCATTTGACAAGAATGCGCCCTGGGATCTCCCAGAAGGTGATCCACCATACAAGCCAAACCCATATCCAGATCAACAAAACAGACTGCAATCTGAGTTCCGTAGAATGTATCTGTTTATGAAAGACGGTAATCCAAATCTTACTAAACTCCGAAGAGAAGTTCTGTTCATCGAATTTCTGGAAAGTATTGACCCTGAAGATGCTAAGTTAATTCTAGCTGTCAAGGCAAACAAGCTTCCGTACAAAGGACTTCCAAAGTCTTTGTTCGCTAAAGCTTGGCAAGGTAGAATAAAAATGGATGATACAAATGACGATAAAAAAGAGATCGTATAACGACCAGAACAAAAATAGGATCGATGATCCAAAATTTGTAAACGTTAGACCAGAGGCAAAGGAAGAGAAGTATGTGAAGAACGCACTGCGATCTAAGAATACATACTCACTTTTAACTCACTCAGAATATCAATATGATGAAACCATTGACTGGAATTACTAATGCCAACCTACACATTCAAGAACACCGAAACCGAAGAGATCTTCGATAGTTTTATGAGTATGTCTGCTCTGGATACTTATCTAGAGGAAAACCCAAATATCATAAGACACCACGAAGCTACCCCTGCGGTTGTTTCTGGTACGAGCCAAAAGCCAGCTCAGGGTTTTCGTGATATACTGAAGGTTATCAAAGGACGTTCTGGAAAAAACAACACAGTGAATACTTTTTAATGTATAAAACTTTTGAGCATAAACCATACGATTTCCCAGACTTCCCACAAATATACATTGAAGGCAAACGCTTTTATAGTGTAGATGGTAAACACTATCCTTCGGTGACAACGGTTCTTTCCACATTGGGCAAAAAACAGCTTGACGAGTGGAAAGCCAGGGTTGGGGAAGAAGAAGCTGCGATCATCGCCAGACGTGCTGCATCGCGTGGTACAGCCATGCACAAGCTCTGTGAGGACTATGTTGGTAACACACCGAACATGGAACAAGTTGTGGCTGCAAATATGCCAAATATCATCCCGCTGTTCAAGCAGATCAAACCTGTCCTGGACGAGCGTCTTAACCTTGTCTATAATATGGAATCTTGTCTGGCTTCCCACAGGCTGAAAACTGCGGGTCGAGCAGACTTGCTTTGCCAGTTCGATGGGGTCAACAGCATCCTGGACTACAAAAGCTCAGACAAGCCAAAGAAAGAGGACTGGATCGAAAACTACTTCATCCAGTGTGCCACCTATGCCCAATGCGTATACGAGATGAAAGGACTTGTTTTCCCACAAATCGTTGTCATTATTGCTGTGGAAACTGAGAATCAGCCCCAGATATTTGTCAGGAAAACCGCGAATTACCTAAATAGAGTCAAAGAGGTTTTCTCTAACTATCACGGGGCATGATATGTTTATCAAGATCAAGGGCGGGTCTAAGCTCCAAAAGAAGGTTATCCGTCAGTATGGTAAGTGGCTCGGCAATTACCTTCTCGGACCAAAACTAACTGACCTGGTTGAGGTTAAATTTGTATTTGACCCTACCCTACACGAGCAGCTAACCGATGGTTTTACCGACTGGGAGTTTCCTGATGGAAACACGCCACCTCGTGAGTTCACCATAACCATCGACTCGAATCTAAATCTCCTACCATTCATCGAATGTCTGACCCACGAAATGGTTCATGTCAAGCAGTATGCCAAAGGTGAGCTGCGTCAGAACATGCGAAACAACACGATGGTCTGGAAACGAACCAATAAGTTCGATGTGTCAGTCATGGATAACATTGACGGAAACTATCACGAGCTTCCCTGGGAGATAGAAGCCCACGGCAGAGAGCGTGGTCTTTATGTCAAGTACCTTTATGAAACTGGTTGTAAGCCATACAGTGATGGAGAGTTCCTAGCAAACGTCTACAAAGAAGACGGAACCTTCATGTACGGCTGCACCATGAAAGAAGTTGATGGTGAGATCAAACCGCTATCAGGTTATTACGTAAATGGCGAACCATATAAGGGGTTTCCAGAAGACACCATTTACACAAAAATAAAGCCCAATCAGATCAAGAAGATCATCCTGGGCTACGAAGGGTTTAGGTTCGCTTAATCTTTTGGTTTATGTCTTACTGCACCAAGATGTGGTCTCCAGTTGACCAGTCGATCATGGTTAAACGCTCTCCAGCCGTTATCATCGATACTGTAGAACGACATTGAGGTCTTTGACGAAGGTCGTGTTGTTTCGGTCTTTCTACCGTCACCACCACCCTGGTTGATGTGCTCTGGATTCAATGTGGCATGACGGGTTGTTTCTGAACCATCTGCCTTCTGGAATGTGATGTGTGCTGTTGCACCACTATCCAGGTGTGCTTTTAGCTTGTCGATAGTTTCTTGTCTATCGGATTCTTCTAGATATTGTTTGAATGTTATCATCGTGGTAGTCTTCTCAGAGTATCTTCATAATCATATTGATCGGCTATAGCATCAGCATGATCAGCGATAACTGGCTCTAGGTGTCTATTGATCTTTTCAGCAACCGAACTAGAATCAATTTTATTTGAAATATAATCTTTAACTTGATTGTGAACATGCTTGTACATAGAATGTTTAACTTCATCGGTCAACGTATCACCAGAACCACGTCTTGGCATTTCAACACGATCTGTATCAAAATCGTCATGTGTCACACGAAATGATGTTTCTGGATTTTTTGTATTTTGCACATGGTATGTTTCTTTATCTTTATCATGATGGATATTATAATCACCGACTTTGCCGATTAATTTACCACCAACTGATTCAACAAAAAATTCTTTAAATGTTTTCATCTTTTTTTCCTTTTTGCGTTTGCTTCAACCATTAAATCGCCAAAAGCTGGAGATCTTCCGTAAACCCATCCAGGTGGCAATGGATTTTTTGCATCTGTAAACTTCTCTTCCAGGGTGTAGGGGTCATATGCCCACTTCTTGCCCGTGTTTGGCTTCCAGTTTTTTCTGCTTTCTCTGTATTTATCTTTCGACTCTTGTCTGTGTGGCATGGCGTGTGGCTGCGCAATTCTCTGCCTACGCTTCATGCTGTTTATGGCTCTTGCTCTGGCAGAGTGTTTTTTACCGTAAAACGGGTTCTTTTCACCAAGCTTGACTTCCGAATATCTTTTCCTTGATTCTTCGGATAAAGGCTTTCTTTTTATCTTAATTCGAAGCCTTCTGCGATCCTCTGAGGTTATTCTTATGTGGTGCGGGTTTTTGATTGCAGTTTGATCTATCTTGTAGGTTTTCAGATAATATGGCAGTCTACTCTGCAAATACGCCAGATCTGGTGAGGACTGAAGCTCTTCAATGTTCTTTGTCTTTCGATCCTCGATATCAGCCACAAACGAAGAAAAACGCTTGTCAGAAATAACAAGCGTCTTTGTTCTATCAACTCTATTTTCTATCAGATAAATTGTGTACATAATAAAAGTGTGTTTTACTTGTCTTTAACGCAGTTTGGTACGCTTCTGCCTTTCTTCATCTTCATACCGTATTGAGTGTATCCAGTCCAGCAAGGATTGCTTTTCTCTTTTGGTGTGCCTGATGCTTTCTTGGCTTCCATGACCTGGATGATATTCTCTCTTAATTTTGTATAACCACCACGAATAGACTCGTGTGCTGCTTCATGAGCCACTTCTGGGTGGTTCATGTCCAGGTGTTCGAGTTCTTCGTGAGAAAGCTCAGATCCATCTTTGAACTCTGCACGGGATGTGTAGGCATCTGCAAAATCTGGATAGTCTCTCTTATCAACACCATCAACTTCAACGGAAGAATGATTAAGTGGTTTGTCGTTGATATGCACAACACCCTTTACTACCTTAGAAGTTATTTCTTTTTCTTCTTTCAGACCAGGGTTTTCTTTCTTCTTCAGTTCTGTATCACCAATACGAATACGAGCAAACTCACGGTGTGCTGGAGTGCTATCGCCTAATCGTCTACCGCGCATTGCATATACGTAGTTTGTATTTTTACCATCTGTGATTCTGGTTACTTTAACTTCTGTTTTTTGCTTTGGTTTAGCGTCATAGACAGACTGTTCAAAAACATCTTCTTTATTTTTAATATTTTTTAATTTCGCAATTGCTGATTTTACGATATAATTACTAGAATAAGAGTTATTTGATTTATGTCTATCTATAGCTGTGTGTAAAACATCTTCACTAGCGTGTTTACTTTTTACAGCTGACATTACAACTGTTGGATTTTTATGGTGTGCAGCGATTAATGCTGTAAATTCATTAGCAACTGGATGTTTTAATGCTGCAATTGCTACTTCAGGATCTTCATGTTTTGCTGCTACATCGGCAATAGAACCTTCATATTCAGAGTAATGCGGCATGTTAGTCGGTTCTTGTTTTCCGTTTTTATGTTTTAGAGCAGCTAATGCTATTCCTGGTCTTGAATTTTTTACACCACTCATCAGATCTGTTAGACTAGCATTTGGGCTTTTTACTTTATCTAAAATATTTTTGTCATATTTTTCGTGGTCAAACGATGCTGATTCTTTCATACCATAGCGAATAGCATCATCGTCTTTTTTAATAGTAAAGACACTAGCCATTATTAGCCGTCAATCGCCTTGTCCATTGCAGCTTTACGAGCAGCCCAGTCTGCTCTGCTTGCTGGATCTCCTACCTTTTTCTTACCAAGTGGGAGTGTTGAACCAGATGAAGACGGGTTTGCGGTTTGTTGCTTCTGAATAATGGTTGGTTGACGTACTGGACCAGTGACTGCACCCTTTGGAACCTGTGCGCCTTCTTCCACTGGCTTACGAACCAAATAACCTCTTCTGGGTTCTGGTTTTTTAGGTTCTTCTTGAGGTTTCGCTGGTACTTTAATACCATACTTTACTTGACCTGATGATGTGTCACGTACAGGTTCTTCTTGAGGTTTCGCTGGTACTTTAATACCATACTTTACTTGACCTGATGATGTGTCACGTACAGGTTCTTTTACTTGTGCTGGTACTCTAATTGCATACTTTGTGCCTTCTTCCATTGGCTTTTTACGGGTCTGTGGACCGCGAGGGGCGCGTTCTAGGCGTTTTTCTTCTTTATAATCGGCATTGATTTTGGCGAATTTCGAGCCTTTGTCGGCTGGGGCATCCGATGGGCTTATTTCACGGTTGATTCGGGACAAACGGTAGGTTTCTGCGCTCTGATCGCCACGGTAGTTCGTAATTTTGGCTTCGATCACATAGTTAACAAGGTTTTTAATAAAGTCATTCATGGGGTTTCTCCAGGGGTGTGTACTATTTAGGGTTTTTGGGGCTTGACATAAGCCGTTATTTGGGTTATATTGCTATTTAGTACACGGAGAATGGCTTATGAAGCAGTGTGACTGTAGGGTTTGTGTCAGAAGTCGGGCATTTGACAAACATATCGAAAACCTGGATGATGATCAGCGTAACTTTTTTATTGGGCTGCATGAAACCTTACTTCAGGCAGAGTTTGATTTGGATGTTTCGAAGTCTGTGATCGATGGAAGCCTATCGACAGCAGATTTTTGGATCAAAAGAGCACGAGAAAAACGAGAAAAGGTGGATAACGATGATGAAAATTGAAATTGACATTGCAAATAAACTTTTAAAAGACGGTATTCGTCATGGTCTTGAATGGTGTCTTTATGAGGACTTCGATTGTGAGGTTCTGGATGCGGTTGGGGTTCCCTCAGCGGATGTTCTGATTACTGAACTGCTCAACAACCAGGCATTCATGAAGAAGTTCACTAAAGATATCAAATTCAACCTGGAGAGTGGTCGTATTGATCTGGAAGAAGCGATTAGCGAAGCAGCAGATGTTGAAATCTTTCAAAAAGCATTGAAGCCCTGGGTCACCAAGTGTGAGAAAGAGCAGAAGCGTTTTGATACGGAACAAAAAGAAATGGCAATTGCAGAAGATATCCAACAAACCATTTCATATCTTGAGAAAAATGGATACAAGGTGACCAAAAAATGACAGTTTATATTTGCTTCAGGGTTTATGATGATTATGTCTCTTTCAGGAAGGATGTGGTCGCGGTTGTCGATACTGAAGAAAAAGCAGATGCCTGGGTCCAGTCATGGCATGAAGGGCTTCTTTGTAACTACCACTCCTACCAACAATTCGAGGTGACTTGATGAACATTAAAGAAAGAGCAATAATTTGGGGCTACAATACACGGTATACCGAAAGCGAAGAAGAAGCCTTTGAGATCATCAAACAGCTTCTTGCAGAACGTGATGTTTTGTTGAGTAAGATAAACCAACCGAATATACGCACACCCCAGATGAACGATGAAGTGTATCGGGACGAGTGATCGATGAGATTCTATTGCGGAACAAACGAGCAAAAACAAAAAATCTTGAAAGTCTGGCATACCTGGTTCGCCTGGTATCCCGTGGTCGTAGAAGACGGGAGTTGTCGCTGGCTTGAGAGTGTGTGGCGAAAGGGGAACCTGTTGGGTTCAGAGAGTGAATATTGGGAATACAGAGGAAAGAAGTGATGAACATCAAAACTAAACAAGCTGCTGATCAAGGAGAAATGATATGAATAATTACCCCGAAGTCTTTCAGGTGTTTCTGGAAGAAAACCCCCATTTATGGAAACGTTTCGAAGACGAAGCGAACAGGGCGTGGGACCGTGGTCTGAGACAATATTCGAGTAAGGCGATTGTCGAGTATATCAGACACGAAACCCCTTTGTATGAACGTAACGGTGCTTGGAAGATCAGTAATAACCACACGCCCTGGTTGTCTCGTCATTATATTGCGCTGAACCCAGATCGGGCGACCCTGTTCAAGATCGGTGCGATTCATAAGAAGAATAGGTGATTCCTGGGACGAGATTTTTGCCCAAAAAAAATTTTTGAGGGCGTTGGGTTTCATTCTGTGGGGGTGTTTTTTTGCCCAAAAAAATTTTGGTGGGGTGGGGATCCAAAAAAGTTTCTAAGTGTCACACCACCCGATTTGGCTATGCCCCCACCCCCCAACCTGAACAGTACCTGAATTTTCCCCCTACCCCCCCTCTCGGCACAGCCCCAATGGGGGGGTGTCATATGCCCCGTAGTGGCACTGTGTGGGCGCGTGTGGGCATATCAGGGTTGGGGTGGTGGGTGGGTACAGGGTCGGGGTTCGTGGGCGTGTGGGCTGTTCTGTGCGGTCTGGTGGATTGGGTAGTGCTGCCGAAATCGCCTGGCATATTTGTTGCATAAAGTCGCATAAAAAAAGCCCCGCTTGGCGCGGGGCTTGGTGGCTCGGTTTGGTGGCTTAGTAGGTGTTCCCGAAGGTGGTAATCTCTGTGATGCTCTCAAGCTTCGGGGCAATGACTTTAATCTCGTGTTCCAGTCCTTGCTTGTCGTTTCCGCGCTTCGGCGGTGGCAGGAAATCCTGCACCTGTTCGTAGGTGTACTGGTTGCCGTTTTCATCGTGGTAGGTGGTGTGCTTAAAGGTGGCTTTGTCGATGTAAACCGACAGGTAAAGCTGTTCGGGGTTGTCGTCTTTGTGCGACAACAGGCTGTTGATGCGAGTGCGACCTGATGCTTTTTCGGCGGTGAACTCGCCTTCGACATTCTCACGCTCACGCTGTTTCAGGACACGCGCTTCGTACTCCGCGCCAAGTAAAGCATTCACGAATTTTTGAACCTTGGTCAACGACATGAAAGGGCGCGGTTCTTTGGTGGTGCGATTCTTGACCAACAGTTTCGGATTGGTGGTCAGAGTCATAGAAGCGTAAGTGCCGATACCTGTGAAGGCGGTTGCGTCTGCGATGAAAGCGGATTGATTGTTCATGGTTTATCTCCCAATGTGGTCAGGCGGAATTGCCTTGACCTGTGAACAGTATAGTCCTATCTCGGACAAAAGCAATAGGGTCTAAAAGTCGTTCAGACAATGTTCAAGATTGGTGGCTATACTGGTCATAGGTGAGGCACATCCGCCAAGCCACATTGGGAGATAAACCATGACCGTATTGAATGACCAAACCGCTATCGAAATTTACCGCCTCGCCGTTCTGCGTGGCGCAGTCAAAATGGAAGTGTTGGGCATGACCCGTAGGGGTCGTAGTGCCACCGCCATCGTGAAGGATGAGCTGGGTCTGAAGCGCACCCTGAAGGACATTGAGGTGCTTGCCCACCTCGACTACGCGATCGCCAAACTGAATCGGGGTGAAGCATGAACATCCACCAGATCATCAATGCTCGTGCTGAGGAGTCCGTCATGGACTCCTTAGCTCCCTTGAACGGCAAAATCTTCATCTATGTCAGTACGACTGACTGCGACCACTGTACGCGCACCTACACTCGCATGATGAACGCCACCGCCTTCGATGCCTTCGAAAACTATCTGTACGACTCGGCAGAGGGCGCGACCTATGTCCATCGGTTGACCCCTCGCCAGTATGCGAATCGCGCCCCAGCGTCATGGCGCGATGGTATCGCGGAAGCCCACGAAGACGGTCACGCCCATTGCGTATACGGGTGACCGCCCAACCTGAACCAATCATGACCCACCCTGTTGACGGGGTGGGTCTTTTCGTTGTAAGCTGTCCTTGCTGTATCCACATTAACTGTTTGGGAGAACACACATGAGCCGTCCGATCTTTGTCATTGCAAGCGAAATCCGTTCCGACTGGAAAAAGCCCAACTACGCTGCCGTCCCGTATCTTCAGGCGATGGCTACCCTCGGCAGTATCCGTGAAAACTACTACGATGATTCCGCCAAATCGGTGGTCATGTACTTCCTCGCCAACGCTGGCACATGGCGAGGGGCAGTCGCTAGGCGTATCAAGAAGGAACTGAAGGACATGACGGGGTACTAACCCCGTTATGCTTCACTCGAAAAAGCCCCGATCAACGGGGCTTTTTTTGTACCAAAATTTTCTAGCTTTTTCGAGCGAAATTTTCTAGCTTTTTTTCACGCCCGTTTTCGCCAATGATCACAGATCAACTGCTCGATCTGATCATAAGGAACCTTATAACCAACCTGGGCTTCCAGGGCTTTCCATTCACGCTTGATCTGGCGTTCACGGTGCATCACCTCGGTGCGTGATGCTTCACCATCACAGGTTAGGTTCTCAGGCTCCAAGCGCAGATACAGACACTCGAAGGATTCCAGTTGCTGTTTGGTTAATGGTTTCATGTTGTTTCCTCGAAATCAATCGTCTCGGCATCAATCGCCTTTGTTTCATCCCAATAATGACCGTAAAAATCTTCATCGTTTGCTTGTTCAGCACAATCAATTGCATCTTCACGGTTGTCGGCTTCAACTTCCACATACTTTGTAACGGTTTCAACCACGGTAACAATCCACTTAGCCATTTCGATTACTCCAAAGGGTTTGATAGTCTTCATCCATCACCTCAATGGTAGCACAACCATCGTTCTCGTCAACCGTCATGGTTTCGAGCGATTCAGTATTGGTTTCGTATCCGCAGTCATACAACTCGGACAGGTCGCCCTCGGCATGGAGTTTTTTGATATACTCCAACATCTTTTGATCCGCCTCTTCCTTGCTGTTCGCTTCAACCACGGTAGTCGTGCGAAGCCACACGGTGTGCTTTTCATCTACGCTGAAATTATACTCTGCCATGTTATTTCTCCCATTTGCTGACGATATTATCAACCATATTCAATGCCGATACAATCTTACGGGCATCGGCTTGAACATCACACTCGGATATGATATAAGTACCGTCCATAACGCACCAACGGTCTGCATCATACTCAAGCGTTTCTTCGTTCAGATAACCACCAATCTTCTGTGCTTTATATCGCTGTTTCATATCAATACCCCGCTAAGGTGAAGTAGACTTTCTTGTTATTATACACACCCATCTTGTCTTTGCGCAAGCACAGGGTGTCGCAGTAATACAACGGTTCAGCTTCGACCATGATATAGATTCCCTTCTCTAGGTCTTGACCACAGCACATACCACATATTGTCCATGATGATTGCCTGAATGACAGGGTATCCACGCTCTTTCAGGGTATTGACGATATCTTTACTCATTACGTTCTCCTAATGTGATTTGGACACCTTGGAAGTTAACCCAACGGTCAACTTCTGCTTTGATTTCATCGAAGGTACTACGGGTGATAACCAACTCATTTCTATGAGCCTGATAGACACCATCACCGACACACCACGAATCACGAAAATCTATGGCGTTGCCCTTCTCGTCAATCTCTTGACGCTCTTGGATATTAGCCAAGAAAGTAATATCATAACCTTTGTAGTCCATAACGTTCTCCCGTTGTTGAACCTACATCATATCACAATGAATCGGGGTGTCAACCACCCCGTTCAGGATCAGTACAGCCTGGGTGTGGTTTCCTTCATGCGGTTCAGACGGTCTGCCCAGGACTTGCCCATGCGGTCTTTGACAAACTGATAGCTACCCTTCGTGCCAGCTTTCACATCTTTACGGCTGGGGATGGTGTTGCCGTAGTAGTCACGGGCGCGTTCTTTGCCCAGCATACAGTATCCAGCTTCAATCGCACCCATCATGGCACGACCTACAGAACCTTCCATGCTCCAGCAATAGCCAGTGTTGATCGCAGCTTGCATGTTCTTATATTCATCGAAGTCAACATAATCATCATCATCGTACATAGTGTGCTCCCGTTGTTGTGAATACATTATACCAAACCGATCTTAACTCAACCTGAATAAAAAACCCCTGCTGTCATGCAGACCAGCAGGGGTGGGAGAGACCTTTTACCAGCTTGCTTGGTACTCGAAATCATATTCATCGGAAAGCGTCAAAACAGAATCAATCTGCCTGATGGTACTTTTCAAATCATCGAAATAGTATTCATCATACTCATAACTACCGAAGAAAAAACCAGCTTGTGTTGGCAGATTTTCATCGCAGTAGGTGGCGATTTCATCTTTGTCAGTCAGACCAGCAACATCTTCCAGCACCGTGGCGCAAAGGGTGCGCAGTTCGACCAGCTGTTTACGACCAACATAATACGGCTTGCAATCGTCTTCACCAGCTTGAACATTATCCACGAACCAATTGTGGATTTGATTGGACTTACGCCAGTAGGCGCAAGTGACTTGAACCGTTGTACCGCCTTGTGCTGTGATTGGAAATTCCAGCAACTTGTGAATCTCAGCAGCGAGTTCAGGACTGGAATACTGCGAAACATAACGCTTCGCATAAAGATACATATCAAGACCCATAACACTTTCTCCCAAAAGTGGTGGGGCGGTATGCCCCACCTATGAACATTGTATCAGATGATTACGCAACTTTCAAGAATGAGAACGGAACATTCCAAACCGTTCCATCAACCTTGACCTGGGCTTTGGTGCGATTGATTTTAATCAACCGACCCTTGTAGGTCGAACCCGTTTTCGGATTGGTGAACTGAACATCAGAACCGACACCGATTTGACTGACATTGACTCGACCAGTACGGCGACTTACGTCAACAGCATAACGAGCGATGCTATGAAGTTGTTGGGCAGTCAAATCATCGGAATCAAGCAGTTCGATAACTTTACCATAAGTAGACATTGTTTTGCTCCCGTTTGGTGGGACACCGCGCCCCACTTATTGACAGTATACCCCACAGTTTCTGTGTGTCAATGGGGTATACCAGGATCGTTCAGCTTCGGTTCACCGCAGCAGTGGTAGAACATCGAACCCACCTTCTTTGGTGAGATACTGAACAGCACCACCATCGTTGCCTTCATCATCACTCATGGGGATAATGATGGTTCCGTTGTCCAGTTGCAACATCAACGGGCGACCCATGTATTCATCGAAGCCCAGGTCTTTCGCCCACTTGTCATTCATGTACATGACCTTGGTGATGGTGCGTCCGACCAAAACATCACGAGCCTGGGTGTTCCAACGCTTAAACATTTCATCAGTATTCATTTGATATTCTCCAGTTCATCAATAATACTATCAATCATCGCAACAACATTCAGTTGGATATCATCGGCAAGTTTACCTGTCGCAAAATATCCAAACTCCTCACAAACATCATACTCCCAAACATAGTCAATGTCTTTGTTCTCTTTACGTTCCCATGCCTTCTCGATAAGGTAGCAGTATTGAGTAACCATGTCAACAACACCAGTTTGACCACTATAGGTGTCGATCAAAAACTCGTAATTTTTTGGGTTGTTTCTCATAGCCTCTTGCATATACCGAAAGCAACCAATGGCAATGAAAGCAATGGTGGACCGCAGCTTTTCAGTTTCCTTGTTCATTCGATAATCTCCACAAGGGAATAACCGCTATTTTCATTACTACCCATTTCATCAAACGCTTCATCATATTCACCACGCTCAGCAGATGCTATGATAGCATTTATTTCCGACTCGTCTTTGATATCAACCTCAATGACCGAATACAAGGTGCGTTCAATAAGCAATTTCATACTGTTCTCCCAGTTGGTGAAACCATATTAAAACAAAAAACCCCCACCGTCAAGTGGGGGTTTAATGAATCATTCAGCTTCGTCTTCCTCATCATACCAGTCTTCGAGCGTGAACATTTCGATGATATGCTCAGGACAGGTGTCACGCAATGCCTTGCGTGAAGTACCATCATACTGCCCACCATTATCAGTACCATCAATGTATTCACCGTAGTATGCCATACCACCTTCGTGGTAGTATGCTTCAACATCGAAGCCAAGTTCATGGAGCTTGTCGAATACTGCAATCGGTGGCGACCATGCGGTGTCGAAAACCAGCTTGATGGAAGTGTCGGTCTGAGCCAAGATTTCAGGCGTACAGGCATCCCACTTGGTATCCCATTCGGCAATCGCAAACTCATACCAGCTCGGATAACCACAATCCTGGACATTCTTTTCGTACACTTCTTCAGGCGTGGCGGTGGACATTTCCGTATTGCGGAGCTGGTCGGGCATCGGAATGAACTCGTTGAACAGACCGACCTGAAGCGAATCCACCACTCGTTTGATCTGAGCAGGGTCTTCGTGTGTCAGGGTGACAATGTTGTTGCACCAGTTAGGCATAATCTACTCCCTTTGTGAATGTGAAACCATATTAAAACGAAAAAGCCCCACAGTCAAGTGGGGCTTTCACGAATCGTTCAGAATGCTTTTACCACACCAGTTCGAGTATAATGCGGTTCGCTGTCCTCTTCCTCGTGGAACATCTCACCACCCTCGAACACCCAGCGCCAGCGTTCATCTTCTTCACCTTTCCATTCGATGATGCTACCATCTTCGATGAACGGTGCAAGCGTTGCAAGGAACAGGTTTTCCTGACCAGTCTTGCCGTCATAGAACAGGTGAATGATGTTGCCTTCTTCATCGGTATCAACATCATCGAACCCGATACGCTCAAGCAGTTCAACCGTGGTGAAATCCTTGTCATAAGGGAAGTCGTTCATCCAGCTGAACCATTTTTCCACAGTCACACCAGCTTTTGATTGACCACCGTTCTTCAGTTCATCGTGCGTGTTCAACTCACGAATAGCTGCACGAATCGCATCTTCTTGACCAGCTTCCAGCTTGAAGTTGTAGCTGTCACCGCGAACATAATAACCCATAGCACTTACTCCCGTTGTGAATGTGATACGATATTAAACCGTTTCTTTCTGTTTGTCAACACCATCGTTCATATCCAGTACACAATGGTCTGACACCCCTGCTTGATATCCCTGCTCGTAGGCAGACCTAGCACGGGGTGCCAGGTCGCTACCATGTTCAACACCCTCGGATCTACCATCGTAGTATCCCCTGGCGTACCAGTACGCATTTATCTCAACCATTGTCTTCTCCAAAGTCGATACCATCATCGCTACCACAATGCAGACAGTAGTAATCACAGTCGTGAATTCCCCATCCACCCGTTTCGGTATTCCAGCTGTTATACTCACGCATCTCGACAGCCTTTGAACCGCAGCACTCGCAGACAGGAAAGTACGCTTCTTCCATATCATCCAGATAACAGATGGTGTGGTTGATGCACACATACATTCTGTCTTCTTGGTCGTGGTCATGGTAGATGAAGAAGTACGCAGAAGCACTTCCTTCAACCTTACTGTCAGCCGTGATACGAACATACTCACCACCATCATGGGGCGCACGGGTCAGTTTGTCGTACTTGATATCGAAACCACCTTCTTCTTCGTACCGTTCCATATCAGTCTTCCCAAATGCTTGTGTTATCGTACTTTTCTTGAAGCGCATAAATCCAATCACGCAACAGGTCTTTTTTCCACAGACCGTCCATTTGATCGAATTCTTTCGGGAATACTACCACACCTTCTTCGTCTTTGGATTTCAGTTTCGGGTACGACATTATTCTTTCTCCTAATCTAAAAGATGACTTTCGTAGGGATGACGCTTCCTGTTCAATGATGCCCAATGTTCACACACTTCAAGAGCATTATCACCATCTTGTTGGAAGCGAATACAGGGTAGCATATCCATTTCCAATTCAGCCAGCGGTACAACGTGTAATGCACCAGTATCATCTTCAATCACGAAATACTTGCTCATGTGTCCCACCTTAGTTCGTAGTCTTTGTCAAAGGGTTGGTCGGTGATGATGTATCCCAGACGATTCACATAGTGATAACCCGCATTCAGATACAGCTTACCATCACAATCGAGAATAGTCCAGCAGCGATTCTGCTTGCTCATTTCCCAAGCATAGTCCACTTCTTCGCCATAGGTTTCAAACATCTCGACAGGCTCATAGCCTTCTTTGGACTGGAAGTGGTTTGGTGTGATGGTGAACAGCTTGTTGAATGTGCGGTACTGGATTTTCTTGTATTCCATAACGTTCTCCCGTTGATGTGGAACCAGTATGAATCATTATCATAACATTGTCAACCCGCCCATTCAGGCTTGGTTCAGGTCACTATGTTATCATAGCATTACATCAATCAAATGGGAGTGCGATATGGTAGACCAAGTAAGAGTGATGGAAGATTACCGTCCCTGTGTGAACAACAAGGTGTTGCTCAAGCAGTTCACCAACATCGAAGATACCCAAGCGTATCTCGATCAACACTGGAACGAAAGCAAACACGCAGAGGTTCTGCAAATCTCCATGTGCCGTAACAATCCTGATGAAGATTGCGAACCCGAACCGTGGCGTGTGAAGTACAATTGTGTGTCGTACCGCGATGCCAACAAGAAGTGGGTTGACCCCGACATGGTTACTGGGCGACTGGTAAGGGAGTGGTGATGAAAGAATATCGCGTGACTCTGAAAGAAGATCGGGATGATGACTTCACCCTAGTCTTTGACTGTTGGGCTGATGATCCTGAACACGCTCGTGAACAGGCTCAGGATATGTATCCAAACGGCGTGATCTTATGCGCCTTTCCGAAGGATGAATTATGAAAAAGGTTGATCTGATTCAAGTAAAAGGTTTGGTTGCCGTCACAATGGGTGGTATCAGTGTTCTGGTCAAAGATGATCCGACCAGTGATCGGATTGAAGTCCAGGTTTGGAATCTGAAACAAAACCTGATGCTCTCCTCGGAGATCTACTACGATCCACACCTAGAACCACTCGATCCGCTGCCGTAACAAAAAACCCCACCAATCACGGTGGGGTTTTTCTTTATGTGTAACTCGGTGAAGGTTTGTACTTCTTGGGTTTAGCGGGATAAGAAGGCTTCTTCGGGCGGATCACTTTTACTCTACGCATTACAAAACTCCTTTGGAGTGGTGGATGAACTTTTATTTTGTAGCAAATTTTTGACGGATTTTCACGCCTTACTTCCAGTATAGCATGAGTAGATGAGATCCATCGCTTGATCGATATCAATTAATTCAAGCGTAATTAAAAGCGACCCTTGTGAATCATATACACGAAAATATTTTGAAGAAATAAATTGACGCTCCATCTCCTCAGTGTAGGGGATCTGAAGCACGATCAAGTTAGTCTTGGCGAATCCATAGCCCCGTGCCTGGACCTTGTATTTGGATCCAAGCAAAATGGTTACGTTTTCTTCAATGTCGTTGTTGGTGCTCCAATCCTGGTTGGTGACTCCCACATTCAAAGTATTATCCATACCATTAAATGCAAGCAATGCATGTCCCGTGTTGTTTGTGGACCAGTCAACACCCGCTGATGCCGTGCACTTATCGTCAACGGACCAGTTGGAGAGTTCAGCTGAGGCTGAGGCGGAGAATGCAAGCAATGCTGCAAGCATTAATCTTTTCATAAGAATTCCTAAAGAGAGTGGGGGCACCTTGCGGTACCCCCGATTGTATCAAGCAGCGTTTGCCATGTCAATAGCCAGTTGCAGGGCTTTGTTCTTCAGGCTCTTGTTGACACCAAACCAAGCAGATTGCAACCGCGCATCGTTGCTTCGACCCATCAGATGATCCGTCATGTAGGTGACGGCATTGAAAGCTTGCCACCACGAACCTTCCGCAAACTTTGCACCAGGCTGGAGTTCGAGAACTTCCAGGGCTTTGATCGCGTTACGAGAATCCTTGTCACCCTGGGACGGGAACAGTTCCTGGAAGTAAGCCTTGATCGATTCATTGTCATAACGCTTCGATCCCATCCAGCTTGCCATGCTCTTGTACTCGTCCAGCTTGGCGTGTGCGATACCCAGAGCTTGCTTGGCTTGATCCGCCACGAACTCACGGCGGTGGCTGAGCTTGAATGCGGTACCACCTTTTTGGCTCAGGCTCAGGGTGAGAGTGTTGTTGCAGACCACTCGGATCGGGGTGAAGCGGATATCCAGGGACTGACCGTAGACGTGCGGGTTGGTGAACAGCATGTAGCTGTCAACCTGGTCACCACCGAACAGCTCGAAGCTGTCCTTGATCTTTGCCAGCGCCCAGACGATCTGACCACCTTTGAGCGATCCAGCGGTGTGCATTTCCATGTCACCAGCGTTCACGAAGTCCTGGAAGAAGTCAAACGCTTCCTGGTTCTGAACGGGGTTCCAGTCGCTGGACACCACATCCAGGATCTTGTTGTCACTGGATCGAACCAGGGCTGCTGCATCGATTGCCTGGGACTCGTCTTCGATCTTGACGAATGCAGGGATCTTCTGTACAGTCCAGTCCAGACCAGCTGCTTGCATCATTTGATCGGTGCTCAGATCGCTGGGGACTTTGTGACCCAGACCATGCCAAGGTACTTCGCCAGCGTATGCCATTGTCTCTACCATGTGTGCCATTTGTTTTCTCCGTTGTCCAGTCGGAAGTGACTGTAGGGATATCTTATCAAAAGGAAATGGGATCCGTCAAGACCCCATTAAAAGATGTTCAGCTGCGGTTAATAAGACGACACTTCCTCACGGGTCTCAACTTCAAACCTGTAGAGGTTCTCGTTGGTTGCAGGGCACACGGCAAAGTAGTCTTCGACATAGGTCGGGTAGGCATACTCACCAGATCGTTTGCAGTACCCCATAGGCTTAAAGGGGCTGATCACCAGCAAGTTATCCCCCTGGGAAGCCAAGTGAACAATATCCTGGGCTTCGTGGGTGACAACGACCATATCATCAGGATAGGTTGCCAGCAGTTCTTTGAGTTTTCCGACAGTCAGGCTCATTGTTCAGTCCATCCTTTTGCGGTGAGGAAATCGAATGCATCCTCAAGCTCGATGATGCTTTGCTTGACAGCTTCCCAATCAGCATCGGCAAGCTCACCAAGCTCGTGAGCTTTGAGCACATGGCACAGATCGACATGGGCACAACGAACTGCCTGGATTTGCTTGAATATCATTGCTCTTCTCCTGAGTAGGTACCGAAAACAAAGAAATAGGGGTTGCCCTGCGGAATCATATCAGTATCAGCATCTGCAATAAAAACACCATGCAATATTGGCGCAAAGATTCCCACATCCTCAAGGAACACACAAGCTTCTGCGTCTAGTTCGTCTTGCGTGAATGACTGCAATGATTCTAACAGCTGTCGGTATGTTTGTCGCTTGCTCATAGCTGGTTCTCCGTAGTGAGTAGAGCCAGTGCTCGGTTAATCTCTTTATTATGTCTTGCCTTATAACCCTCAACATAATCTTTATCGGTTCTGATTGTCAACTGGTACATTCTGACCTTGTATGGTTTGGACAGATACTTCGGTGATATCCTGACCACCATAGCAGTACCATCATCATACTCTTCAAGAATGGCAACGATTCTAGCCCAATCCCAGCCAGTGAAATACTCTTCGGCTATCCGTATGTCATTCATAGCGGTTTCTCCCAGAGATAGATGGGGCACTCATAGTTGTGCCCACTGAGCGTGGTGTGGAGTACACCATCAACATAGAACGAGACATTCTTCATAGGGTAGGCGACTGCCTTGACCACTTCATCCCAGATGTATACATTCACATCATAGTCACCCCAACCGTGCCAAGCATCACTCTCACCAAGACCATCTTCTTGCATGGACTCCCAGAGCTGGTCGGCAACCTTTGTCAACAGCTGTTCCGTTGTATCTTCAGCGAACTTCGTTTCCATAATGTTCTCCCGTTGTGGAAGTCCCATTATGACAGGGTTTCAGGGTTTGTCAAGACCCCCGTTCACGAACCGTTCACGAAGCCAAGCATAAACAGCCAGCCAGGTACCTGAATGACCTCTGAACGGCTTAGCGTCTATGGCGGGGAAGTGCTTGACAAGGGTGTCCTCGGTGTGGTAGTCTGTGAGAGCATGTGCTACCTCGTGGCACACGGCAGCACGGATCATGCGCTGCCACCCAGAGACGTTGCCCACCAGGGAGTGCTCTGCGATCTGCGGGTACTCCGTGTGCGTGAAGCCGTCCTGGTGGTTTATCTTATCAAAACAATTGGTGGCGATCAGGATACCAGGCTTCGACCAGGCGGTCAGCTTCTTGGCTCCACTCATCGATATGCTCGTCTCGCTGCCAAAATACGTCCCGCCGTAGTGCATTGTGCGTCTACGATCAGGAGTCACCTCGACCAGGAGAGCCACATCTGGTTTTTCACGCATCTCCTGGTGCAGCGCACTCCAAATATGCCCAGCAAAGCCTGGAATATCGTCATAAGAAGTGATATATTCACGCATTTTATTACAACCTTTTGATTTCACGCATTATTTTCACGCATTTTGCACCACAACAGTGCAAAAAGCAAGCATTTTCAAAAGCAAGCATTTAAAAGCAAGCATTTATAGAAGAAAGAGCACCAGGGATACGCATTTTCTTATTTCACGCATTTTTAAAAGCAAGCATTTTTTTCGAAGCAGATCAAAACAGATCAAACCACGATCACTTCCACTTAACAGACGTTAAGAGACGTTCAGGAATGCAAGCATTTTAGCCCATGAAATCGACCAGGCGACCATTATCATCCACTGCACGGATCCTACGATCAGGCATAGAGACCTTCAAGGACTTCATGGCATCAAGAATACGTACAGGCTCGTTGTCCACCGTCTGCACAGTGACCCAAGTGCCCGAATAATCCTGGTATTGAATGTGAACTACTGTCATTTTTTCGACCTTTTCATTTAGTTTATATTTCACGCATTTTGCATAAGTATATTACGTATTTCGAGCATATTGTAAACCACGAAACCGCAAAAAGCAAGCATTATTTTCACGCATCTCGCCACCACCCAGCCCCTGCGAGTGCTGCAAGTGTCTGAACCTTGCATGAATGGGGAGCGCGTGGCGTAGGGAGTGCCTCTTGACGGGGCGTGGCGGGTGTGCTAGGGTGCGCTGGCGTGGGGTGTGGGCGCGGGATACACCACACCACCCCCTACGCAACACATTTTTATATTTGCGCCACAACTGTGCAGAAGACACCACTATGCGTTATTTTCACGCATTACCGTAAGCAATTCTTTCCCGTTTGTAGATAATCACATTCGGGTAGCCCTTTACCACGCGATACTGCTTCCCATGCCAGAAGATCCTTTCGAACCAACCTTTTGGCGGTTCGGGTTCAATCACTCTTTCTCTAAGAAGCGCAGCGATCTCATAATCCCAGAGGTTGAAGATTATTTCGTCTTCCTTATTACTGATCAATAAGATACTCTTGAATTGGTTTATCGCTTCTCTTTCTTTATCGGATTGGTTAACGTATTTCATAGAAAAACCTTAGTCCTGGGGTCAATCATCTTGTTTATCTTTGCGTGGCTTTTTACTATCAGAAAAGGCTTCACCCTTTGGTCGCGGATCACGCACAATGTCTTTCCGTGGATCCCTGGACATTAAAAACATTTTCAGTCCAAAGTAGAAGGATGCCACGATAATAAGCACTCCCAGAGCTTTATCCGCCCCAACATCAATTAACCATTGTCCCATTTTATTTTCTCCTGAATTGGTTATGGTGATATACTTTGATTGGTACGAACACAGTACATGCCCAACGACCTGTCCTTGCGTTCCCTTGCGATCTTACGTGATGCTTCTACGCACTCGCTCTCGGTGTGGAAACCATCGATATGGTCAATGGCTACGGCAGCAGATTTAGGTTGATGATACGAGGTGTTGAACGATATAATTAGAATTAAAGTCCACATTACACGTTCCACCAGACAATGAATAACCCTGTCAGGACACACAGCCCAACAATGAGCAGATTGACCCAAAGCGGTGCGGGTGGTTTCTTGTATCGGTTCATATAGTCTCCAGCATTAGTGAATTTGAGATCATCGTTCATTTTTCTTTCGTTCCTTATACTCTTCCATGCAACGGTCATAGACCACTTTATACGGTTCTGTCTTACTCGAAAGCGCGATGTTCTCGCACCAAGTTTCTGGTCTCTGGGCATCGATGATTTGATCGATAACTACCCAACCAAGGAAAAGAGCGAACAAGACACCAACAATAAATCCAGAACCGAAACCATTTTCGAATTCATTCATGTTTATTCCTCTTTCCCAGGCAGTGTCCAGTACCAAACCCACACACAACTAGCAAACAACCACCACTTCCACATGGTGATATTCAGCCCCAATAAAGCAAGCAAAAAGGCAGTCAAGAACCCTGTCAGCACCACATTAACAAACTCTTTCATATCAACCTTCACTCAATTCATAGACAACATCACAGTAAATATAAGTCTCAAGTTCATCGGAGTACCAACCTTCGTCCATGAGATCAAAGATATTCCAGCTGCCTTCATATTTTTCTTCTAGTTCCTGGAGAACGGCTTCATCACACTTGGATGTGTCATAATCCTCTGAATAACACTCGTCCGTGTCAATCTGTTTGACTTCATAAGGACTGGAATAAATGTCGGTGCCCTTCTCAATAACAGGTTCGTTATCATCGGGCGTTTCGACCTCATAGGAACCACCACGGAACCATGAAGTGTACATAATAACATTCTTACCATCGGTAATATGCTCAACATCTTTGATAGCTTTGTATTCAACAGGTGTCATTATCCAAGTTGCCATTTCATTCTCCTTTGCGAGAGTTAATTAAAAATTTGTTAATACGGTTAAGACTGATAATGTATTTTGCGATTAGTCATTCCAGTACGTTGCCACGGCGAAAGTTTTTTCCGCATCCTCTGAGACCCAATCCGTCACTTCAAATGCAACGCTAAATCGCGCCCAGTTTTCTTCGCGGTACAGTCGAACCACGAATCCACCAGTTGCAACGGATTGATTGTCGCTATTCCACAGACGGCGCATTAGTTCACGAACTTGTTTTCTCAAGTCAGGGATTCCTGGAACCGCACCGATCATCGTCCATTTCCAATCAAGCATTGTCATGACACGATGGACTTTTTCAAAATCGAAACATTCCATCATTTCGTCAACATGTTCTTCAAGTGTCTTCATTTCTTATACCATCTTATAGGTGAGTGTTTCTATTAAAGCCTAATCTACACCAGGCTTAATGAACTTGAACTGAATATTGTGGTATATTAACTCGATGCGCTATCTCGAAGATCATAAAGCATATCACTATAATCGGTTTTCAGGGCATCAACCCTGGTTTCTAACTTCTCAAGCGTTGAAGTCATGTCACAAAGCAAAATAGCAAGTTGTTCATCGTCCATATCAAACTCCAACAAATAAGGATAAACCACAGGCAACCGAAATGATGGTAACATCAATCCAGTTGATATTCTTGGATCCTAGCCACCTATTCATCTTTCTTATCCAGCATATCATAGAATGCTTCCAAAGTTCTAATGACAATGTAAGTAGCCAACAAGCAAAATGCAACAATGCAAGTCGCAGTGAACAGTAAAAATATGGCATCAATCATCGGCAGACTCCCAAGTTGGCATCAGGGTTTTCTTTGCAAGCTTGCACAAGGGTTTTCAAAGCAGCAACAAAACTATCATAGCTGCCCCACCCATTCTCAGGGTTATACTGCTGGAATTGTTCGGGATCACTCTCCAACAAAGCAATACCCTCTTCGAGCAAAGGTGTTAGTTCGTATGCCCACTGGATACACAACTCTTCGGGTCGCCACAACGGTTTATAAAGATTCGCTGCTTCTGCCATTTTACCCAGGTTATGGGTGATGTTGGTGTTGTGCACTTCAACAGGTTTAGTTACCATTAATGTAATATCAAGACTCATTTTTAATTTCCTTGACTGCTTCTCGCAGTTTATCGTAGACATAAGTTGAATTGTGAGATGGTTCTTCTATGTGAGAGAAATCAAAGTACCACTCGAACCATTGAATTGCCAATTTGATAGCTTCATCTTTACTTGTCATGTCTATTCCTTTTACGGGGTTTTGGTTTGTATTCATATGGTTTAAAGCGATTAACCTTTTTTTTCGGTCCATCGTAATCTCTCGGCTCAATAGCCAACTTATAAATCAACCAAACAATAAATGTCAATATCAAAAGACCTATCACTTGACTGATCATTTGATTACCCCTCTACCATCTCAATGTCGAGATCACAGGTGATATAGGTTTCGCTGTCCGTAAGATCCCAACCTTCACTCTCAAGATCAAAGATATCATTGTCTTCTAAAAATTCGCTCAGAAACTCCCTGGATTCTTGATCACATTTACTGTAATCATTTTCGGTCCAACAACCGTCAGTCGTTTCGATCAGTTCGACTTCATAACCCTGATTATAAATGCTCACTTCAGGGTCAAAGACAGGCGGGTTATCGTCTTTGGTATAGACATAGAAGCTACCCCAACGCCAGCCAGTTTCGACTTGCAGCCTATTGTCACCATTGACATAGTAATCAAAGTCAACGACAGATTTTTTTACAGTCGGTTCAATTTTCCACTTAGCCATATATTACTCCTTAAAAATTTCATTAAACTCTTCATTAGTCAAAGACGGGATGTTTTTCATGATGTATACTTTGGTTACTTGCTTGTCCTTGTAGAGTGCTACCATGATACTCAAAGCGCCATCAAACAAACCACTGTTGTAACCCTGATTATACACCCAATACCCATATCCGCCAAGAATACTCAACACACCCACAATCAAAAGAATATTCATTAAGCAGCCCCAAAATTAAATACTTCAAAAACATGAAAAACATATGGACCACTTTCAGTGGAGTTTTGGTAGACGAAATTGATATCCTTTACTTCTGGAATATCAATGCCCGTGCCAAGCGGTAAGAAACTACGAAAATAAGTTTTGGTTTCATTTTTATCAACAATCGCCCATACACAAAGCTTGGCGTTCTTGAAACCGATCTTGATTATTTTAGAACCTATTGGCATCAACGTTTGCATTACAGGGTAATCATTGTATTCGACTTCGGTTTTCTCAAGCACATACTTATAAACAACTTTCATCAATACTCTCCTTCACAAACTTGTAAACAACGAATACCAGCATCGCGCCACATCTTTACGACCTGGGAACGATCTTCGAAAACCATGTACGGGTCGAACTTATCATGACGCATTCTGTTCAGTAAATCAAGCTTAACCACATAGTCGGGACGGCGGTCATTGGCTTTGCGCATATACAAGGCATCACAGGTTAACCCATGATCGGATAACCAGTCAAGTGTATCGTTTTTACACACATCGGATCGACCCGTGCAAATCACAATTTTGTTCAGGACATGAATGCTTTTATAAAGTTTCACCATCTCAGGGATCGGGGTGTCATACTTCACCGAAGCATAAAACCCATCCCAATCTTTGGTTTCGCCCTTGATATAATGAAGACGGTGGCTGCAATCCGCAAGCGTACCGTCCAGGTCAAATACTACTACATTCATTGGTGTTCCTTTTATTAATATGGGGATGATACATCATATCAAATAACGTGTCAATCCCCCCGTTAAGCTTAGGTTCATAGATTTTAAGGTTCAAAATAATATAAATAGCATAGAACCCAACTTGAGGATAAACATGGACTATATCAGCGAAAAAATCAGCAGAGACCCAGTGACTGGCAAATTGTATGTTGGCAAAAAGCCAGGTGATGATCAGGCACCAGATGCCCCCGCAGCAAGCACTACTGCATCTGGAACTCCACAGCCAGAGAAAAAGGGCGCAAACTTTAGTCTTGGTGGTGTTGATCCAACAACTAAAAAAGGTTTTCTTGGCGTTCAACCAGGTCGTGATCCAGCTGATACATTTAGTGGTAAACTGGCTAATCTTTTTATCCCACGCATGGATAAAGAAACAGGTCGCCTTTACATGGGCACACAGGTTGGTAGAGATCCAAAACGAACAGCTGATACAGCATCAGCAACAGCAACACCAGCAACACCAGCAGCTGGAACACCAGCAGCTGGAACACCAGCAGCTGGAACACCATCACAAGATGTCAAAGATAAATCAGCAGCACCTAAACTGAGTTCATTCGGAGCAGCATTCAAAGCAGCTAGAGAAGCTAGATTAAGCGGTAAAGGTGGCGATACATTTGAGTTTGGTGGTAAGAAATATCATTCATATCAAGCTGGCGAAAAACGTCCAGGTGCGGGTGCTGCATCAGCAGCAAAACCAGCAGCAGTACCAGCAGCATCAAAAGCATCTGCTGGATCACCGCAAGAACCACCATTATCAGATAAAGAAAGTGCAGCAATTCAAAGAGAAAAAGACATTGGCAAAACGGGGACTGCAAATCTTATATCTTTTCTTCCCCCAGCTCAAGTTGGTGGTCGAATGTTAGACGATATAATCGCTGGTGGTATGAAAAGAAGTATGGGTAGGACATATGATGAGCGTGGTGTTATACAAAAGAACCCCGATTCTTTTAGATTCTACGATACAAAAGTTTCCACGACTACAACAAGAACTCCAGGCGAGAACTCAACCACAACTACAAGAAATGGCGGAAAGACAAGCACAAGATCTGTTAGTGGTGGTGGTACGACTGAAATAAAATTAAATGATACAAGAACACCAACAGAAAAAGCAGCAGATGAAGCCAAAGACAAGGCTGATGCTGACGCTCTAGTGGCAGCAGCACGAGTAAAAGCGGGAAAACCAACCTATAAAGACAGTGCTGCACCTACTTGGCGTTCTGGTTCTCCAACCGTTAAAGAAAGTATTGAACACTACAAAGAAGCATTCCGTGCTGTATTGGCTGAAGCTAGTGATCAAAAATTCACAGATTATGATATTGAAAGACAAGTTAGTCACGGTCTTGGTCAAAAATATGATAAAAACAACCCAGAACATAAAAAAAAAGCTGATGCTCTGAGAAAATATCATCAAGCACGAGGTCGTTACGTTAACGATGCAGCAAAACCACAGGCTGCTACACAGCCACAGGGTGCTGCACGTCCACAGGCTGCTTCACAACCGCAAGGCACAACACGTCCACAAGGCGCTGCACAACAAACCCGTGATAATGTTGATTCTAAAACCGACAGAGCAGCTCGTGAACAAGCAGCCCGTAACTCACGGAGTGCTCAAGCACAAGCTAGGTACAGCGGGTTTGGGTACTCAGCCAAAAGAACCGCTGGTGGCGGTGGTGGCGGTGGTGGCGGTGGTGGCGGTGGCTCGGCATCAAGAGCCACAGGGTCGCCAACTGGTGGTATGAATTGGACAAAAACAAAAAATTGGGCAAAAACAAATTTAACCCCTGGTAAAGTCGCAAGATTTGGTGCTGGTGCTGGTGTTGGTAGTTTAGTTGGATATGGTACGGATGTTGCTGCTACATATCTTGGGAATGCTATTGCTAGTAAGATTGCTAACACTGATTATAACGCAGATGTTGCAAAAGCCCGTGGTGATGATTTGGCTAGTGCTGCCCTTAAAAATGTTCCAACAGGTTTGGGTTGGGCTACTGGTGGTGCTGTTTTTGATAAAATTCGCCGTGTTCCAGTAAAAGGCAATCTCGCCAGAGGCGCAGCTGTTGCTGTTGGTCTTGGCGCTGGTGACTACATAACAGCTAAAACAGCAAACACACCATATGCACCTTTGGGCAGAATTGCTAACAAAACATTAGTTGGTGGTGGTTACGGTGCTGGTTTTGGTGGCAAACCAGGAGCAGGGATTGGCGCAGCTGCTGGTTTCGGTGTTGGTATTGGTAGTGAAATAAACAAAATCAAAGTTGGTGATAGTGATGTTGGTGAATATGTAAGCCGTGGTATTGAAGCTGCGGATAAAGCACTTGGTTACCCACTGACCCGTGATATACGCGACCAAGGTGCAGAAGAACGTGCCAAGATGAAAGCTGCAATGGACAAGAAAAGACAGCAAAATACTACAGTCAAACCAGAAAGCGCACTTGATCGAGTAAGAAGAAGAGATCTACCAGCTGGTTATGGTGTTCTAAAAAGACCACAGTAAGGGGGCTTGACAAACCCAAAAATCCTGGTATAATTGGGATGTTCTCCTTCATATTACTAAAAGCTTATGACTATATCATTATTACTAATAGGGTTTGGAATAGGAATCTATTTGGATTTCATTAACAAAACCACAAAATGGTTTAAACCATTAGCAGTAACCAGTCTTTTGTGTTCATTAGGTGGTATGGTAACATACATGTTATAACCTGTACACATTGACAAAAACCAGAAACTCCTGTATGGTAGAGATACTTACAGGAGTTTTTTTATGTCTATAGAACATGCATTACGTAACATCGAAGAAGATCGTCTTGACGAGAAGCAATTACTAAGCCTTCTCAATAACGCAATAGAAAAGAACCATACGGTTCTCATCGACAAAATCAAACTAAAACTTCGTATCAAACATCCACGAGCAGCCAACAAACGCTTCGGCTCAAAAGAACGTGATGTGGTCGATACTCTGACAGCTACATATAACATGGTGAAAGAACAGTTCGATCTGATCGGAAACAACGTCAAGAATGGTGTCAAGGCGGGTGGACCGATGAAGACGGGTGAACGTTATCTGTGCTACTACATATCATACAAGAACGACCAGGGTCATGCTTGTGCATTGACTGTCAATCAGAAAACCGTTGATAGCGAAGTTTACTGTATTGTAAAAGATTATGTGGTTGGTGATGACACTCAAACCACAGAAAAAAGATTCGAAATGGGTCTTTACAATGAAGCAGTTTTATGCTATATTCAACTTTTGAAAGAAATCGTAGGAGAAGTAAATGAGTAGAAGTGGGCAGTTCATTCAGTTTGTTCAAGAAATGATCGACAATAATGCTGATGATATGTATATCATTAATGAAACTACAGTTCGTTTCGGAGTTCGAATCACAACAGACTACATTGACTCGCTGCGTGAACATGCTTCCCTTGACTCAACATACGACAATTGGGGATGATAATTGAACAATAAATGGGATTACCGTTTCGGTGAAATGGCAAAGCTCATTTCGTCTTGGAGTAAAGATCCATCAACTCAAGTTGGCGCAGTTATCGTGCGTCCGAACAAGTCTATCGCATCCCTTGGATACAATGGCTTCCCACCAGGCGTGGAAGATCGTCCTGAGTGGTTACTCGACAGAACAAAGAAGCTGGAACTGATGGTTCATGCAGAGCACAATGCTCTGAACTTCTGTGACCATGAGAACATAACCACATCAACCATCTATGTGTACCCGTTACACCCCTGTGCAAAGTGTGCTAAGCGTATCTTTGACCGTGGTGTCACTACTGTGGTGACAGTGACAACCCAAGAAAAGCATGATTACATGTCGCAGCCCGAAGTCTGGGCGCGGTATGCTTTTGATCAAACATTTGCCCTGTTTGATGCTTTTGAAATTAAATACAGGACTATTATTATATGAGGCGCAATGAAGAACAGATAGAGTCTGGGGAAGCAGCTGAAAATAGATTCAAAAGAATGATGGAATCTAGAAAAGCTCGTGTTCAAGAATCTACCAAATCTGAAGATATGTACGAACATTTTGATTATCGAGTGTTTGTTGCAGATGATAGCAATTTCACTGTTGATGTTAAGGCAATGAAAAAAATATGTAGAGAAGAAGATGAAGAGGTTCAAGACGAGTATGTTTGGGTTGAGTTTATGAATGTGAACAATGCACCTGGATGGTTATACGGTGAAGCAGATTATATTGCATTTGAAACCAAAACTGGATTTTCTATGGTCGATAGGAAAAAATTAATTGATTATTGTGATTCAGTTGTAGACAAGAACACTACAGTTTCTTATTGTAGGAATGCTTTAAACAAAGTGTATAGAAGAAAAGATAGAAGAGATTCAATGACCCTTTTAGAACTTGAGTTGATTCCACACACAAAAATTATAGATAGAGAATATAATCCATGATGTGTGATTATGAGAAGTTATGCTATACGAGAGAAGATACCGTGGCTGGTATCGGACCCTGGCGGTGGTTACAAGCTGATACTGGTGCATGGGATGGTCCAAAGAAAGACTTTGAGGAAAGCCACATCCATGCCTACAAGAAACATATTGAGAACTGGAATGTTGTGGTTCAGGCTGGTGGTTGCCAGGGCATGTACCCACGAATTTTCTCTGAGATCTTTCAGCGGGTGTATACTTTCGAGCCAGATCCATTAAGTTTTTTTGTTCTCAATGTTAATTGTCAAAAAGACAACATCATCAAGATGCAAGCTGCTCTTGGTGCTGAAAACAAATTGATTTCTGTTGTCAGAAATGTACAAGACAATGTTGGTATGAATACTGTCACTGAAGAACATCAAATCATTCCTATGTTTACTGTTGACAGCCTGAATCTTAATGCCTGTGATTTCATTCAATTTGATCTTGAAGGATATGAATTGTATGCGTTGATGGGCGCTGTAAACACTATCCGACAGTTCAAACCTGTCATTTCCTGTGAACTTGGTAACGACCTGATACTTGACTTCTTAAAACAATTCGGTTATAGTGTCGTGGATCATACTATCGCAGACACAATTTATAAGGTGGTTCCTAATGAGTAATTTCGATGATGTAAAGGCTTTCATGAAGGCATTCAAACAGCCTGTTGCTGAAAAAGCTGCTTTTCCTGATTATAAAATAGTTGATTTACGCTATGACCTTATTCAAGAAGAAGTGTTTGAGCTTTCTGAAGCCATTGATCATGCGGATATCGTTGGTGTTGCTGATGCTCTTGCTGACATTTTGTATGTCACTTATGGCGCAGCTGCTTCGTTTGGTATTGACCTGGACGCTTGCTTTAAGGAAGTGCACAGAAGCAATATGTCGAAGCTTGATGCCAATGGTCAACCTATTTACCGTGAAGATGGTAAAGTCCTGAAGTCTGAGTTGTACAGTAAGCCAGACTTGTCACCTATCCTATTCAAGGAATAATATGAAAATCTTACTGTTGGATATTGAAACCGCGCCAAACCTTGCCTATGTGTGGGGTCTTTGGGATCAGAACATTATCATAGA